GTGTAAATTTATCGGATAGGTTTGGAGATGATGACTTAACTACTTTGGATTTAAGCGAGTTTGACCATGATTATAATGTAGATATTTTCGATGCCACTTATTCAAATAGCTTAGGTGAAGACTTATATTATCCTTTAATGACAAGTAGTCGAGCGTGGCAAATAGGAACAGATAATAGTTTTGATATTACTAAAACTGCTGGTAAAATAAAATACACAGAATTAAGACCCGCTTTAAAACTCATTAGAATTATAGAGGCTATTGAAACAAAGTATAACTTTACTTTTGATAGGTCATTTTTAGGGCGTGCGGTTTTTGGTAATTTGCATATGTGGGTTTTTAATAACTTGGAATTAACTATAAACCCATCCGAAGCGGTGACAGTTGAATTATCAGATGAAGGAGATTTGAACGATTATGAAACTACTTTGGATTTTGTTTTAGATACTATAAACGTTGCACCGAATACATTAGCACCAACTAGAACAAGATATTTAGAATTTAAAATAACACCGCACACTACTTTTGAAGACGTTATTTATAGTGTTTTTGTGACAGACGAATTAGGGAATATTATTAGAAAATACGAAAATTTACAAGGGACTGCAATACGTTTTTTTTCAATACCTAATAGCGCAAAAATTTATAAAATAAAAGTTTCAAGTACAAGGAGTTTTGAGTATGTTCCAAGAATTGGGATAGGGATAAATTTTGCATCTAATACAAAGACATGGAAATATGCAACACAAGCGTTGCAAACAATAGATATTCCTATTAGCATTTCAGCTAATATGCCAAAGATGAAAGTAAGGGATTTTATTACATCGTTAATAAAAATGTTTAACCTTGCTTTAGTTCCTATAAATGCAAATAGCTTTAAACTTTTACCATTAGATGATTGGTATTTTCAAGGTAACTTGGTAAACTTAACTCAATACATAGATAGTAAAGATGTTACTTTTAAACGTCCTAAATTATTTAAAAATATTTTGTTTCAACATCAAAAGTCAGGGCAAATATTAAATGAGCAGTTTAGGAATAATCAGGGCGGGATTTTAGGTTATGGAGATTTGCAAGGTATTTATCAAATCGATGGTGCAGAATTAAAAGTACAGACCGAGTTTGAGAATATGATGTTTAGTAGATTAAGCAATGTAGCTACTGGCGACATTACAAACGTTCAAGTTGGTTTGTCTTTGGATAAAAACACACAGCCTTACATCGGTAAACCTTACATATTTTATAAATGTGGGTTTCAATATTATGAACATCATATAAAAGCAAATGGACACGCAGACTTAGAATATACTTATTTAACTGCTACCGAGAATGATTTTATTTTAAGTCAAGTTTCAAATAGTGTAAATTACTCAACCGATATTAGTACGTTTTTATTTAGTGAAATAAATAGGAACTTATACTCAAATTATTGGAGCGATTACATATCTGATTTGTATTCAACTAAACGCAGAATATCAAATTGGAAAGCTAATTTGCCAATAGGTATTATCATAAGATTAAAACTAAATGATAGAATTGTAATCGATGACAAAACCTATATCATTAATTCAATGAAAACAAATCTTAATACGGGCGATGTAGATTTGGAGTTGTTGAATTATATCGGTTTACCTTTCACGTCTGTAAATTCTAATATTCCATTAACAGCCGATACAGTAGACTATTCAGCGGACAGTACGATATTAAGTGCGGATATGACTTATATTTATTTAGCCGACATTTCACCTATTCCAAATGGAGTTGAGTACGAAAACTTATTAGCAAGTTACGCAAGGCAAGATTTCGACTGTAAAATTAGTGCAAACTCGCCTTATAATGTTACAAAAGTAGATACAGGTGATGGCACAAGTTGGATAAACTTAGAACGTGCATCGGGACAAACAACAGATTATTTATTAATTAAAGTAGATGAAAGCACAACCGATAGAAGTATGGATTTAGAAGTAATAATAGCAAGCGATACGTTTACAATAACTATAACACAACAACAATTATGATACGAGATATAATAGAATTATTGCAGTTTCAAGAGTGGCATAACACAACTGAAAATATACACATTGCAAAAGGCGGTTATAGATACCCAAGAACATTTAAAGAATTATTTAAAAACTCATTCAGATGGTTAAGAAAACAATAGAGATTGACGTAGTAGCACCAAACGCACAACAGAATATAAATTCTATAACTACCTCTTTAAATAACGCTAGTAAAAACAGTGATAATTTAAACAAAACTTTAAATACTGATAAAGGAGCGGGTAAGTTTACAGGATTAAAAGATGCAGTCGGTAAAATAGTACCCGCTTTTGAGACAGCAAGCGAGGGTGCAAGTGCATTTAATAAGCAATTGTTAGTATTATTAGCAAATCCAATAGGATTAGTTATAGCGGGTATAGTTTTGGCTATTGCTGGACTAGTTGCAATATTCAAAACGTTTCAACCTTTAGTGGATAAAGTAGAGCAAAGTTTATCGGCTTTGAGTGCGGTTGTTACAACTATTAAAAATACTTTTATTGCAGTTGCGACTGGAACAAAATCTTTAGGGGATGCTTTTAGTAGTTTAGGTAGTGATATTAGCGATACCGCCTCACGTACTATGGACTTAGTTAAGGCTCAACAAGATTTAGAAGACGTATTAGCACAGCAAGAAGTACAAACCTCAAGAACTAGAGCCGAAATAAATAAGTTAAACGTACAGGCTAAAAATAGAGCCTTAAGCGAAGCCGAAAGATTAAAGTTATTAGAAAAAGCTAGTAAACTAGAGGAGCAAGATTTTAAACAAAGGGTAAAAAATGCAGATGAAGAAGTTAGAATAGCTAGAGAGGCTATCGCTATAAAAGCGGGTTTTAGCAAAGCCGAAATAAAACTTTTAAAAGAGCAAGGATTAGCAACCAAAGAATTAGCAGAAAGTAAAGGTGGTAATTTTGATGAAGAGTTTAAAGCCTTAGCTAACGCACAAAAAGCAAGAATAAGTTTAGAAGACGAATCAACGGCAAACCTAGAAAAAAATCAAAACAAAAGAGATGCTTTAGAAGATGCTCAAAAAGCTAAACGAGACAAAGCGATTGAAGACGAAAAAGCACGTTTAGAAAAGCTACAAAAAGCTAGAGATGAAGCAAGAGAAAACGAACGTAAAAAAGCAGAGGAAGAGTTAAAAGCGTTTCAAGATTTAATAGCTAAAAAGCAACAAATAGAATTAGATTCTTTAAATGCTAGTAGAGATGCAATAGACAAAGCTACGGAAGAAAATATTAACCGTACTTTATCAAAAGATGAGCAAGAAGTAAGAGCGATTAAAGACAAGTATTTTAATTTAATAGAATTAGCTAGACAAAACGGTTTAGATACCTTAGAATTAGAAATTGCACAAGCAAATGAGATAAACGATGTTAATTTAAGATTAGAAGAAAGTAAAAGAGCCGAAGCAGAAAAAACAGCCGAACAAAAAAAGATACTTCAACAACAAGAAATTCAATCCGCCTCCGATACGTTTGGAATACTGGCTGACTTGTTAGGCAAACAATCAAAAGCGGGTAAAGCCTTTGCAGTTGCGCAAGCGTTAATTAATACCTATCAAGGTATTACAGCGGGCGTTAAATTAGGTTATCCACAAGCGATACCAGCGGTTTTAGCAGCGAGTGTAACAGGGTTCAAAGCTGTTAAGGATATTTTAAAAACAGACCCTAAGTCAAGCGGTACAAGTTCGGCTAGTTCATCGAGTGGAGGAGGCACACCAACAGCAACACCGCAATTTAATTTAGTAGGACAAAGTTCAACAAATCAATTATCGCAAACTATTGCAAACCAGCAAAAGCAACCTATAAAAACTTATGTAGTAGCTGGCGATGTTACCACTCAACAAAGTTTAGATAGAAATGCGGTGCAAACAAGTACGTTTGGAGGGTAGGAATAAAAAAACCTCCTTACTATTATTGGGGAGGTTTTGAATAGTATCACACAGGCAATGCGTAAACCGTTACAAATATAAACAAAAAAATATAACAACAAAATAAATATACGTTATACTATTATGAAACTATATGAATTAATATTATCGGATGAAGAAGTACAGGGGATTGATGCTATTTCTGTTGTTGGTTCGCCAGCAATGGAAAGTCAGTTTATTATGCTATCAGAAGAAAAAAGAGTTTCATTTGCAAAGATTGACAACGAAAAACAAATCTTATTAGGGGTTGCAATGATTCCTGAAAAAAAGATTTATAGAGTTGATCCTGATACACAAGAAGAGTTTGAAGTATTCTTTTCAAAAGAAACTATTAAAAGAGCTTCTGAATTGTACCTTAAAAAAGGCAATCAATCAAACGCAAACTTAGAACATTCAAAATTAACGATAAGCGGAACAGTTGTAGAAAGCTGGATAGTTGAAGATATTGAAAAAGACAAAACAGCTTTGTACGGTATAGATGCGCCTGTAGGCAGTTGGGCTGTAGCAATGAAAGTTGAAAGCAAAGAAGATTGGGAACTTTGCAAAGAAAACGGTACAGGATTTAGTATCGAGGGAATGTTTAACGAGAAAGTAATATTAACTAAAAACGAGAATAATATGGATTTTAAACAAATGAAAGACGATTTGCTAAACGAGTTTAAAACTCTTTTAGGCAAGCAAGTCAAATTAGCCGAATGGAAAACCGAAGATGGTTCTATTACATTGGTTACAGAAACAGAAGTACCCGCTATCGGTGGAACTATTTCTATTTCAACACCCGATGGTAATGTACCAGCTCCAGTAGGTGAGTATATTCTTAACGATGGAACAACTATTACAGTTGCTGAAATTGGTGTAATTGGTGAACTTTCAACAAAAGAGGAAGAGACCGCACCAGTTGAAGAAATGAGCGCACCTCAAACAGTTCCAGACGTAGCTGAATTGAAAAACGCTATTAGCTCTATGTTAATTAAATTTAACGAGGACTTAAACGTAAGATTTACAGCTATTGAAACTAAACTTTCTGAGCAAGTAAAAGAAAACGAAACTTTAAAAACAGAATTGTCAGCTACTCCAGCAGTTGGAAAAACTACAGTAGCACCGACATCACTAAATATCGAAGCTCCAAAAACAATGAGAGGTCGATTAGCTTTATCATTAACTGAATTAAAAAATAAAAACTAACAATGGCAACAACAACAACAGTAAACAGTTCTTATGCTGGAACGGTAGCAGGGGACATAGTAGGAAAAGCTTTTAAAGAAGCAGATACTATTGCAAGAAATTTAGTAACGGTATTACCAAACATACCAGTTAAACAAGTAATTCGTAAAATCGATTACGGAAACGGTAGACAAGATTATTCTTGTGGATTTGCACCAGCAGGTTCTGTAACTATCGGTGAGGTTATTTTAGAGCCTAAGAAAATCAAAAACGAAGCTGAACTTTGTAAAGAAGATTTCAGAAATGTTTGGGATACTGCATCAATGGGTTTTTCAGCTCACAACGACAATATGCCAGTAGATGAAGAAAGTGCTTTATTAGTTGAAATCTTAGCAGATACAGCACAAGCAACTGACGCTAATATTTGGACTGGGGACGCTACAAACGATGGAGAGTTCGACGGATTTATTCCAGCTTTCTTAGCAGACGCAACAGTAATTGACGTTACAGCAGTAGCGGTTACAAAAGCGAACGTAATCTCTAAAATCGAGGCTGTTATGGCTGCCGTTCCAGTAGCTTTGAGACGTAAAACCGACTTGGTTTTTGCAGTATCAAACGACGTAGCTTTATTTTACCAACAAGCATTAGTAAGTGCTGGTATTTCTAACGGTTTAGGAGGTAATGATATGCAGTTGAGATATGGAAACTATGTACTTGAAATTGTAAACGGTTTACCTGATTCAACTATGGTAGTTTACCAAAAGAAAAACCTTTATTTCGGTACAGGTTTGTTATCAGACCATAACGAAATCCGTATTAAAGATATGGATGATACAGATTTAAGTGGTACAGTTCGTTACAAAATGGTATACACTGCTGGTGTACAATATGTAAGAGGTGCAGAAATTGTACTTTATACTACTTACACAGTTTAATAAATAACAAGGCGGTTGAAAATACCGCCTTAATTTAAAATATATAATTATGGCTTGTGATTTTATAACTAGCGGTCGTTTACTTGAATGTGTGAATAACACATCAGGCTTAAGAAACGCTTACTTTGCAAAATGGTTAGACTACGATTTTGTAGTAACGGCTTCAGAGCTAACAAGTATTGGTACATTAGATGAGGTTTTTAAATTTGAACTTAAAAACGTTGGTAATATACCATTAGAGACAGAAACCTCTTCAGTAGATAATGGTACTGTTTTTTATGATGCGAAAATTGATTTAGTTTTAACTGGTTTAACTGCTCCTTTAGTTAATCAAGCTAAACTACTTTCAAGAGATAGAAGCGTTATCTTTATTGAAGATAACAACGGTAAATTCCATTTATTTGGAATAGCAAACGGCGCAAACAAAACAACTGGAACTCGTGAGATTGCTGGTGATTTAGGAGGGTTTTACGGATTGAAAATGAGCTTTCAAACATTAGAGCCTGATACAGCTCCAATATTGAGTTCAAGTGCGGTAACTTCTTTACTAGCAATAGTATCGAATGTTTATGTGAACGATTAACCTTTTTTGCTTTAAAAAATTAGCCTATCAATTATTTTGGTAGGCTTTTTTATTACAAAACAATAAATCTACGTTATATTAGTATGGTAATATTAAGACCCGATAACACTACTCACGAAATTACAATTATACCTCGTTTAAATTCGAGTAGTATATCTATTGTAATGAAAAATGAAAGTAAGGGAACTACGGAAGTATTCGATAATATATCAACTACTTTTGCAAATGGTTATTTGACTTTTGAATTAGAAAAAACAGTTTTAGAGCAAGAAAGTTTTGAGTATTCTGTTTACAATTTAAATTCAGAATTATTATTTAGAGGA